CGTGATATCCGCCCATGAATCAGGTACGTACGCGCAAAAATAACCATCGGACGTAAGGCCGAAGAACACCATTTGCGCGAACGTTTCCCACAACCATTTAACGTTGTCGTCAATCCATTGTTCCAGCTGCTTCTCGTAATAATCCTCGAAGCCGGAATCCATGAATTTCTGGAAAAGCTCTTCCAGCTCCGCGATTTTCTCGCTGTTATCGTTGACCTGCCCGGTAACGTCGTTCACATGGTCTTTAAAAGCGTTAATGATGCAATAGACGTTGGCTATCAGTTGCTCCGGGCTTTTCACATCCCAATAGAGCTTAGGCAATGTCGGGTTAGTCAGCATCCACGGGTTAAAATACGGTAGAACAGGAAACATATTATTTCACCTCCTTGCGATGAATCATAGTATAGACGTTCGCAAGTTGTATCCATAGCCCATTCATCGCATTCTCTCCTTACCATAACGGAACGGTCGGTGCCATGATCCCCGTAAATAGAACGTGCTCCAGCTCGTTCAAGATGAGCGCGTCGACATCCTGCCAATCGCGCGCGAACTGCGTCAATAGCTCTGCGGCGTTACCTTCGCGCAACATATCCGATTCGCGGTCGTTTCCGGTACTCGCATAATCTGAGTTACCGGAAAGCATCGTTTCGGGGAAGTCGGAGAAGATGTCGCGCGACTTCTCGCGCTCGCGGGACTCCTGGATGGGGTTAACCCCCTGCTCGACGCGAGCGTATAGCAGTCTGTACTTTGGCATGATCTCGTTGAGCTTGCGTAGGTATGCGCGCTTCCACCTACTCGGTACCGTGTTTGAGACCTCGCGGTCGTAGAAGCGGTTGAGGAATTTGGTACAGAGGCGCGTATATTGCTCGTCGTTATATGCGTCGAAGCGCCACGAATCGTCCTCGAGCGGCCTATAGAATCCCAGCTCGTGCCACTCGCCGAGCGTTATCGTCATATAGTCATAGCGCTCGTCCGTGTTTACCTCGGGAAAATCGAACATGCGTTTTACCCCCTCTCGAGCATCGTATCGTAGCGGTGCGAGATGTCGTAGTTGCTGGACAGGTTGTCGCGCGCCCATACGACGGTGACGGGCGCGCCCAGGCGGTCACCGAATCGAGCGTTCAGCTTGTCGCACGCTGCGCGGCGCGTGTTGAGCGGGGACATCCGCGCGATCTCGGTCGGCTGCATGGTCGAGTTGACCTCATCCTCGATCATGCGTTCCTCTTTAAAGGGCATGGAGTCGATGCCGAGCTCGCGGTATATCGCGTCCCACGTGTTCGCCCATTCCTCTTGCAGCTTGTCCCCGATATACTCCTTGGCGCGTTCGGGCATGGTCGCGTCCGTCTGGATGTCTTGGAAATTGTCGTATGCCAAAACGAAAGGCTCGCCGTTTGCGATCGCCTTATAGAAGTTCTGCACGTCGAAAGTCCGGTCCTGGTTTCCCTTGATGACGAACGGCATGCGCATATGGAACCGGTTGATCTGCTTCGTGCGCATGATGTCGGTCAGTTCGCGCGCCCAGATGTTTATCTTCACGAGCATGGGGTAGCGCGTGCAGTTCTCCCAGACCCAGACGGCGTTATCCCAATTGCACATGAAATCGGTCTTGCCGGTGATGCCCATCGCGCGCCATGCGCGCGGCTCGTCGTACATGTTCGGCGCGCCCTGCTGCACGGCGCGCAGGGACAGCAGGGTATCACCCGCATTCGGGTACGCGAGCGTGGCCGCGCCCTCGGTGAGCAGCGTCCACTCCAGAAAGCGCTCGTTGCAGGTCTCGGGTAGATTTAGCCAGCGGAAGCGCGACAGCGCAAGCTCTATCAGGTCGTTCTGGAACATGGTGAAGAGCTGTTGGTTGTATGCCTCGGTCTGCCAGTATGTCGGCTGCGCTCCGGGCCTGTACTTACGGGGCCCCTTGTAGCCCCTGCGCCCCTTGCTCATACGTGTACCTCCTCATAGGTCGTCGGCGCGTCCAGTGCGGCCTGGAACACGTCGCGCACCTTCGCGCCGGATTCGGCCTGCGCGGCCATAAGTTCCCTCATAATCGCCTGGTGCGCCTCCATGTCCTTACTGATGGTCGCGTCGCCCTTGGCGCGCTCGACCTTGTAGTCGATGATCGCGTTAATCTCCTCGTCGGTCATGCCCTGATAGGTCTTGGCCTTAAGCAGTGCGTTTAGGTCGATGTCTGCCATGATGCCTCCTTTACAGGTTATCGTAGATGCTCACGTGACCGATTTCCTCCGGGCGGCTCCAGACGGTCACGCCACGAATAAGTATATCCTTGATCGCGCCCTGCGCGCCCTCGAGCGTGTTGCCGTTGCCGCTGCACCATACCTCGGCGCACTTCCAGTAGGTGAAATGGCGCATGACCTGCATCCGCTCCATACTGAACTCGCGCATGAGGGCGTAACCGTAGCGGGCGAATGCCGAGGCCGCGTTCATGATGTCGCACTCTCGCTGCGTGACGATCTGGGCGAAGAGTGCACGCGGGGCGGTCGCGCTCGACTGCCCGTTCGCGTTCGCCCCGAATTGCGCGGGGGCCGCGACACCCGCCTGGTTGAGGCCCGCGGATATCGCGTCTATCGCGGTGGCGTATGCGCGGTTCGCGTTCGCGTCCCCGGTCGCCTTGGTGTTTGCCGCGTTGGTGCTCATGACGGCTGCGTTATTCGATGCGACCTTGGTGCTCGCCTCGTTGCGGAGCGTCGTCGCGGAGTTGCTCGCGTTGTTCTGAACCCCCCATACGGCCGCAGTGTAATTCGCGGCGTTGACCGTCTTCTGTAGCGCGTTGGTCTGCGCTACCGCTACGGCCGCGGAGTTGCTGGACTGCGATATCGTCGCTGCCGCGTTTGCCGAGGGGATGGATACGGCGAGGTCG